TCTTGCGTTATATGATTAATGTAAAGCTTATTGTACCTAAAAGGGCTTACTATAAATGCGTTTTACGTATAAATTTTATAAGTAGCATAATGTAGCTTGCGGAGCTGTAATAATAAACGAATCGCAGCGAGCGACAGGGATAGAAGCGGCATCCTATTTTATGAGGACATAGATAATCTTAATCTGAGAGATATGACAACGGAATATCCTCGCAGATATAGATAATCTAAGTTCACATAAAATAGATACAGCGGATAGCCCGGCTGTCGCCCAACTAACTATAATGATTAGGTAATGATATACGAGAATAGATATTATCAACACGGTAATTGTTGCAACCAATAAACAAAGTATCCCAAGCATCACCGCCATCGGTGCGGAACTCTGCCGGGTCATCGGGAGTGTCAGGCTTCTTCTCTCCTGACTTGTCTTTGCCCCAGCCGTTAGTAGTTACGGTTGTGCCTGTTTGCTCTAATCCTTTTAGTAGTGTTTCACAATTAGGCCTGTTAAACTTAGGAAACAGATTGCGTCTGGCTTTCAGTGCATCGTCTATCTCTTTATGCTTAGCATCATGTTTCATCGGCTGCCCTATGTATGTGGGTGTAATAAGCCAGCCGCGCTGCTCAAGTACTCTGATAATTGTTTGATAGAATGCCTCGGTAGATATACCGGATTTGCCTTGTGCAAATGTAGAATCATAATAGAATATAACATCCTTATTAGGCAACGGCTCATAGTAATCAGCAAATTCATTACAAACCTCAGTAAGCATACGTGGATGTTTTACATATAAGGCATTAAGTGTTATGAGTTCGTTCTTTGCATAATTCGGCTGTCCTACTATCAGCCAATTAATATTGATGTTAGTATCGAATGCTATACATAACGGCTGATTAACATTAATATCTGTATCTTGAGTGCAATCATACGTTTGTGTTGTTGCAGCACGCCAATCAATATCACCGTAATCAGACCGGAAATTGTTTAGATATGAATTATCATAAGCCTGATAGTAGTGTAGTTTTTCACTCAGAGCGGCATAAAAGCCACCTTCTGTATTTTTAAGGTTTTGAGATAATAATGCTGTTCTAAAAATAAAAGGATTAGTATTCCGGAACATATCATCAATATACCTTTGTCCTACTATTTCAATGTTTTCTAAAATGTCATAAATAACATAAAGAGATAATTCTTTACGATAAAGGTTTAGTTCGTTATTTAGAGAATTAATTTTTCTTTTATAATAATTGCTCCCGGTACTTTGTGAAATGATAAGAGAAATTTCATAAATAAGACCTTCTATTAATTTAAGAAGCTCCTTATCCATTTTGTCATCTTCATTCAACAACCAAAGTCCTTGCTTTGAAGTAGGCATATCAGACACAATAGTATAACCGGTATGCCATGGACATTCAGTAAAATACGATAATCCGGAAGTCGCCAGTATTGTTTCATTAAGTATTTTATTATAATTAAGCGTTTTGGCTTCATCAGCTATCCAATAATCTAAAGTTAAAGAGTTTGAAGAGAAAGGAATATCTTGTGAAATTATAGGATTTACAGAACCGTTATACCAATGAATGAAGTAATCCCAACCACTGTTTGAGCGAGGTTTTATATACGGCTCTTCAAAACCGGCAGAAACCGGAGCTTTACGTCCGATAAAATAATGTTGTCTTTCGTGATAGCCTAAACGGTCAAGAGCATGTAAAGTCGCGGGTAATGTTCTTGTTAAAGCTTGCTTATAAGTTTGTGCTACTATTGCTCCCGATGAACGCGGCATCGCCTGAACATTACGAAGCAAAACAGGAGCGAGAATGCCCTCAGATTTACCGAAACGCCTTGAAGCTATTGCAGTAAGATTTCTTGCTGCAATTTGCCATACATATTGCTGTGCGGCATTCATGTAATATTTTTTAGTCTTCATTTTCATCAATAACAACGGTTTCAGCTTGCGTAATCCTGTTATCTAAATTGTATTTTTTGCGAAGTTTTTCTTTTAACTCTTTTAAATTAGGCAAAGGTTTGATACCGAGAACAGAGGGGTCGGAAGTTATTTCAGGAAAAAAAGGAATAATATCATCAAAAGGAGGCTTAATAATATCTTCTTTGTCTGTAAGATTATGCTTTCCGATTATGTTCAGCAAATAACCTTGAGTGTAGGCATCGCCTTTGGCAACGGCAACTTCTAAGGCTTTTTTTGCATTTTCGACAATAAAATAGCGATGCCAAACTTTTTTTGCATCGCCTGTTGCATCTTTTTCTGATGCAATCATTCTTTCTATTACCGAAATATCATTACAAATCTGAGGAAATGTAATAAAAGGATATTTTTTTTTAGCTTTTTTATATAAATCATAATCAGTAATAATAAGCTTTTCTAATTTCAAGTCAAGAACAAAAAGCAACCTGTCAGCATATTTTTTCTCATCTTCATTAAGAACTATATGCGTATTGTCGAAACTTTCGATTATTTTTTCAATGAATGCTTTTTTAGGCATCTGTTATTTGTTTTAGTTCAAGCTTACTTATTAATTTCAAAGCTTCTTGCTGTGCAGCCGGACTGCCCATTTTTGCTGTACTTATTATTTCTTTTCTGATTTCATTCTCACTGATCAGTCTGCCGCGATGATATGATTTATATAAATCTGTATTAACATCCGTAACTTCATTCATAAAATCAGAAATATCAATACATACTAATATTGCTGTTTCTTTAAATGAAAAAAAATTGGCTGCATATTCTTCAGTTTTTTTTAGAATGTCTTCTGAAAATATCATGTTTGTCGAATAATTGAGCTTTTGATATTGCTGTGTTAATTTTTTCAAGATAAAGGTTGTAAATATCAATATCTGTGCAAATGACACCTGCCTCGTGTGCGGGGTTTGGAGTTGCGTTTGCTGATTGATTTACTGTTATAGAAAATTTATCATTCTTTATAAGGAAGATTTTTAAATGAAAATTGCCGACATAAATTTCATCAAACAGATTTGCAGCAAAAAACATTAAATCCGTTTTATATCTGCGAACAGCAACATTAAAAACGCCTGTAATTAAATTAATATAGCCATTCTCTTTAGCTTTTTTTAAAGCTCTCAAAAATTGCTCTGAAATAGAAAAAGAAGTTATTGTAATGTCTGCTTTACCGGAAATAAAAAGCAGATAAAGCAGTAATTCGTAACTGCTCCATCTGCCTTCTGTAAAAAAGTGAGTATAAGGCTCCGAAATATCACCTATTTCGGATTTTATTTTTTTTAAATGATTACTTATCATTTGATAAATAATGGGATTATTTTGCTGTTTTTTACAAAAGCAATTCCTTTTTTAGAGTTTATCAGCGTTCTGTATTTTTCAGAAATATTTTCTTGATTGCCACCCGCTCTTGTAACAACAAAATCTTTTATTTCAAAACTTGTTATTTGAAAATTATTCCATCGTTCTTCAAAGCCTGTATCTTGGGCTATATAACCGTTGTCTATTAGTAAATATGCAGATGCTTTTTCGCCGTTAAGTACTAATGTTAAAAAATCAATAAGTATTTGTTTCATAGCTAATTGTTAAGCGCTATCTACCTGTTGATAACATATAGTCGTTATCTTCCTGTTGGCTGAATTTTGGCTCAGCCTGTAGATTGACAGCATATATTTTTAAAATGGCTTTTCGTATGATTGTTTTAAGCCTAATTTATAACCTCTTTTAAAAACTTCCGGAACAATCGCTCCGTAAGGTTCTGATATTTCTCCTGTAGCTTCGTTCATATAAAACAAACTGCATTTTTTTATAGTTTTTTCATTTAAACCATTGTGGAGATGAGAATGAGATAGCATATAGTTAACTCTTAATAAACGTGATTTAGGAACACCCCATCCCATACCTGATTCTTCACTGTCGATAATGTCAGAAAATTTAATTTTACGAATAACCGGTTTAGCCTGTGCATTATTCCAGAACATTCCGTATAAACTATAAATTGAAGTGTCAACATAGGATGTATAAAAATAATCCATGCCGAGAGGTTTTATAACTAAACTCCAAACTGTTTTATTTCCGATTGGAGGTGTGGAACTGTAATATAATGATTTAAAAGCGTAAATTCGTACGAAATTAGTTCCTGCATATTCCTGCACACTCGGATATGTGCCTCTGAAATTATAAGAAGTATTGTTATTAAGTTCGCAAACAATAGAGCCTTCGTTTGAGAAGAAAAGAGGATCTGCAAAATTGTTTAAAATATTATTAATAGTCTCCCAAGCTCCGTCAGTTTCATTCCAGACATTTCGATTATACCCTTCTGAATTGTTGAAACCTATTTGGTGGTTTCCATTTCTCATTTCTGTAGGAAATGCAACAAAATGGTTGTTTGCAACTGATGTCATCCAACAATCGCTTCCGTCATGTGCCGGTACTACGGGTATTTGAGAGCCTAATTCATTTCGTAAAGCCGTCCAAGCTGCGGAGATGAAAGTTGACCAAGATGCACTTAATTTTCTTTGTTTGTAATCTTTGTATGTTGAGCGGCTTTTTATTGCTTCAATACCTTTGTTTACTCCCCATACGTTTTCAAAAGAATTTAAACTTATCTTCACATAACATCTAAGAGTAACATCGTTAGTTATATTAGTTCCATCGTTGGCAACATTAGCTGTCAGCCAATCTTTTACCAAAGCAGATGTACCGAGCTGCAAAATATTAGGACTTATTTTTATGCCTTTGTCAAAAATGTCCCACAATGCGAAATCATAAGAACCGTAAGCGTGCATGTTTCCTTGACCAAAATCAAAAAATTTTTTATTTAAGATAAGTCTAATGTAATCAATAGCTTTGCCTGCTGAAAATTTTAAATTTACAAAATCAAAAGTTTTTGCTTTGTGAAAATTTTTAAAGCTTAATTGTTTCTTCACATTCGATTGTTCACTGTCTTCAATTAAAACAATATCTGTTTCAGCAGGCGTTTGTTTCTCAGGAATTAGTGTGATTTCAGATGCTACATTATCATGTATGGCATTTACATCAGTGCCGCTTGATGATGAAGAGCAAAGGAAGAAAAAAACTTCAATTAGAACGGTGAATAATTCATCTTGCGATGCTATAGTAGGGACTGTTACGTCTCGCCAATCTATTGGTATCGTTCCGAAAATTTCATCAACAATGTCTATTATTTCGGAATTAAGGCGTTTTCTAACACCTGCCGTATTACCAAGATTATGCTCTTGACCATTATTATTAATAATGACGTTTCCGTTTGATAATTTAGTAAATGTTATTGCCATATATCTATAATTTGCCAGTTTTTAAATCTTATATTGTCAAAATCAATAAGGCTTTTAGCTATTATTTGCATTTCATCACTATCACTAATGATTTTCATTTTTTCATGCAAACTTTTCATTTTATTTGTAATTTTTGCATTTTCGACAAACATCTGTTTCTTAGTTAAAAAAAGGCTTTCGTCATTATTAAAATAATTCTTTTCTCTGTAAGATAAATTATTCCAATCGTAAGCCAATAATTTGTTAGTAATTGGCTTACTTTTTGGAATATCCTCGGCAGAATCAGAATTTTGTATTATTTGTCTTCTTTCGCTTTGTCGTTCGGGTCTTCGATAATTGCTTTCGGTTTCTCTTTTCCCCCTTTTTTTTTAGCAATTTGTTCGCCAACGGTAACAATATATTTCAAACGGTTTTCAAGCATATTAAAAGCCATATCACCCGGCTTAACATCTTTTTGTGCTTTTAAAAACTTTGACCATTTGTCAGGCTCGGAAGGGTTTAAACGTTTTTTTTCGTTGTACAACTTAACGCCTTGAGCGAAAGTTCTCTTTTTATTTTTTAGGTGTTTTTGAATTTCGTTCATATATATATATAAATGTAGAATAGATTTTAAATTAAAATCTATTCCGTGTTATTATGAAAAATTACCAAGAGTTATAACATAAACAGGGGCGATGAGCGTTCCTGTGTTTGTAATTTCAAACCATTCTGTGTCAGCATCAATTAATGCAGCAGCAGCAAACTCTCCTGTAAAAGCGAGACTGTTAGCTGAAAGTGCATCAAACTCAATTCTGAGACGTTCACCTTCATCTAAATTAGTTATAGTTGTAAGAACAGTAGGGGCAGTGTTCGCACCAACTACCCAACGATGAGAAACAGAAGCATCAATTGCTACGGCATCAATTGCCATTCGCTCTGCTTCATATAATATAGTTGTTTCGGTTATTATTTCGCCTGAATAAATCATTGCAGGTTTGCAACTTGCTGCTTCAATAGTATATGTTATCCCTTTTTCATCAGAATAAGCTTTCCCTGAATTTTCAGAACCTGCAATTGTAGCCGGTATATCTTCAGTTCCTACAACTCTTAATTGCCCGCCTTTACTAAATTCTTTCAGTATAACTATAACGTCTGAATTTTTAAATAAAGCTGTCATACCAAGTGCTTCGGCAGTAACACGCGGATAAAATGCAGTTGCTGTTATTCTAAAGAATTTTCCGTCGGTAGGTCCGTCAATTTCTCCGATAAGCTCGCCCATTTCCTTGGTGCTGTATAATGTATGCCAATACTTATTTGGTTTAAGTGTAAAATCATCAATATATCTTACCAAATCGGCAGGAGTAACCGGCGGGCCGACACTCGGAAAACTCTCTATGTCGTTTTTATCAATCACATAAAGGGTTGTGGCAATACCTGCCATGTTACAGATATTTGTTTTTTCGAGAGAAACAAAAGGAACAGCCATTGCTGTGATGCCGGGCAGTGTAAAGAAAAATGTATCGGCAGCTAAATCTATTGATGTGCCGACAAGTAATAGTAATAATATAATTATTATGTTTTTGGATTTAAAGCCGATATTTTTCATATTGTTTATGTGTGTTTTTGTTTATAAAAAAAGTATAATAAAGAAAAATTAAAAGAGGCTTAGCCTCTTTATTTTATTGATAATCGCCTGCCAGTTCTACAGAAACAGGTGTTCCGTCGTTCACTTGAAATTCTTTTTCGTGAATAGAAACGATTCTTGCACCAAAATCAGCTTGTAACCAAAATTGAACAATGTTTGGATCTTCAAAAGGATTACGTATTTGAACAAATTCAACATCACCCATAGTGTCCATCCCAAAATGGAAATTACCGGGAATAGTTAATTCAATTCTGTCGCCTGTACCCATATGTTCAGAAACAACAAGTGTTATTTTTGCTTTTGCTTTTTCATTTATATATCGTTGCAATCCGTTTAAATCCCAATCTTTATACTTGAATTTGTTTTCAAGTGCATCAATAGCAAATAAATAAACATTGTGAGTTATATAAAGTACTCCGTTTTTGCGAAGGAAAGAATGTGCCGCACGAACAAAATCAACAAGAGTATTAACTGCTGTGTAATCAGTTTCATCAACCGGAGCAACTATGGCACCTGTTGGTTTAAGATTGCCGTTTGCTGCCGATATATCTGTAGCAGTTATGAAATCGTCAATTTTTTTATCGTAACCGTCAAAAGTACCTTGCGGAGTTAAAACAGCAGGGTTTCTTTCTGCCGACCAAAGTGCATCCAATACATCTTCAGTAGCTGTTTTTACAACATTTGCCGAAATAAGCTTTTCAAACGGATGTTTTTTTGTTTGATTTAATGCTGTTCCCGGAGCAGGTACGTTCATTAATTTTTTTGCATTATAATTCTTGATATTATCTATCATAGAAATATATGCAGTTTTGGGAGCAAGTTCAGCCTCTCTAAACTTCATTAAATCATCTTCGTTTGTTATTGCCGCTCCCGGTACGTAAGGTTTCAATAAACCTCCGCGTCTCTGTGCTTGAGTAATTACATCAATTCCGGCAACTTGTAAAAGTTGAATCCCTGCATTTGCAAGTTCTGGAGCCATGATGTAATAAGGCAATAAACGTAATTGTTCTTGGTACTTTTTCGCTTCTTGCGATATGGAAGTAACCGTAATAATGTCAGCCATGGTATTTTTTTATATTAAGTTTTTAACTTTTATACTCGTCAAGCTCTTTTGTGAAAGCTGCAAGTTTTTCAACAATAGAAACACCTTCAGGCATCCTAACTACATTAGGGTCTGCATCTGCATTTCCGTCTGTTTCTTTTGAAGCAACAAGCGAAGAAGCTCCGGGAGCTTTTCTTAATTCTGCAATTTCTTTTTCAAGTTCAATATTTTTTTCGTTTGCTTTTGCAAGTTCCGACTGAGCTGTTACTTTTTGCTCTTTTTCTTCTTTTAAAGATTTTTCAAGCTCTGCAACTTTCGCAACTGCTGTTTCTTTTTCTTCAATTAGTTTTCCTGAAGCTTCAATTTGCTCTTCAGTCATTTCAAATTTCGCTTTTCCGTCTTCAAGTTGCACACTTGTCAGTCCTAAAAATATTAAGAATTTTTTAAACATATTATTGAGTTTTTATAGTTTTTATAGTTGGTTTATGTAATGCCAAAGCTCTTTCTATTGCATAATCAAAATTACCGATTTCATCAATCAGTGTGCCTTTTACATCTTTTGCAAAAAAAACTTTCCCGGTCAGCATATCATCGGTGACTTGCGGTCTGTTTGATTTAATTGTTTCAATAAAAGTATCTGCAACAGGGTTCAACATTTCTTTTCTTATGCCTTCATAATTACCTTCGAGAGCATCGTAAATTACTTTGTTTTTCTCAGAAGATTGGTCAGCATTAATTCTATGAAATTTCACGCCTTGCTCTTCCCAGTAAGGTTGCATATCTGCAAATGAAATCATCACCCCTATACTTCCTATTTCGTCATTAGGAAGAGATGCTATAATTTCGTCAGCAGCTGATGCTATCCACATTCCTGCAGAACAAGCCATACCGTCAACAAAAGCCACAATCGGTTTATTTGTTTCTTTTATGATATTAGCAAGCTGTTCAGTTCCGGCTACAGTTCCGCCGGGAGAATCTATATTAAGAACAATAGCTTTAAAATTGTCATCTCGGTCAACCCTTTGAATCCAACGTCCTATAGTTTTCATTCCGACAGGTCCGCAGAATTGAGAATATTTCATCAGAGGTCCGATTACAGGAATAACAGCAATACTGTCCCTGTCTGCCTCTTCAATATCTCCTTTGATAACACCATTGCTTGAAACAGCAAAAGGTTGTATTTGCTCTTGCTCCTGAATAACAACTTTTTTTTCATTAAGAATTAGCGATAAGGTTGAACCGTAAGCTAAAGCTGTTCGGGGTTCAATGGCCCAAATTTCTTTTAATATTGCCGATGCTAACAAGATATTCATAAATGCTTTTTAATTTATTTCAAAATTCAATCAAAAACTCATTAAAAAAAAGGACTAAGAAAAAGCACACCTTATATAAAGGTGTGCTTAAAATCAACATTATGAAAACAAAAAAAAACTTATAATCTTAAATACGAAGCAGGTTTGTAGTTTTGATGTAAAAATGATAATACTCTTACAGCAACATTATCGGCGATTGAAAAATCATCTGAAATAAATACCGGGTTTTCAAGACTTCCGAAAATTAACGATTGCGGAATTTCACAGCCTGCTACATCAATTTTTATAAGAAGCGGTTTGCCGATAAGGTTTTTTAGTATGTTTTGATTATCGGATGAACTACCGGGATAGTTTATTGAAAGCTCTTGCTTATATAAATTGCCTTCATCTTCGTAGCTGTGCTTTTGCGAGAATCTTCCGGTTTCTTTAGTCATATAAATTTCTTTCCATTCCGAACCTGAAAAAAAATTAACGGTAACAGTTCCGTCAGTATGTTCAATAATTGATTCTACATCGGAATCCGGTATATGAATAATTGCATAATGTATTTTTGATACCGGCAAAAATAAATTAGTGTTTTTTTGTAAACTCATAGCAGTAAATAGTTAAATGTCTGATAATCAGTAACGGCAAAGGGACAGTACTACGAAACTTTTTTATATTTCTGATATACAATAATTTGCGTGTCCTCTTTGTGTCTTTGTATATGTTTTATTAAAGTTGCAAGCTCAATGTCGTCCTCGTTGATGCCAAAAAGTGAATTGAAATTCAATATTGCTTGCTTCCGTTCAGGGTGTTTATTAAACAATTTATCGAAGCCGATGAACATAGCCAAATCCTTTCTGTAAATATCTTCAATCAAAGAATTAAAATCAAATACATTTCCGGCGGATAAAGTTAAATCGTATTCGTGGTCAAAAACAATTTCAATAGTGTCATTATAATCTGATGTTTTCTTAGTTCTATTTTGATGCTCAGAGAATATTTTTATAATAAGCTTCCCAAGCATGAAGTTTTTTGAAATAACAAGTGGCAATTCACTCTTGAAACGATTAAGAATATACTTACGCAGATAGCTTTTTATAGGTATTGATGCTTTTAATTTCATATTATTGATTTTTGTCAAAAATACAACATAAACAACAATATCTAAGCATTTTATAAAGGAAGTTATTAACATTATGAAAAAGTCTAATATGTGTCATTATTTATTAGACTTGCAAAAAAGGGTATATTATGGGAGTAAACTTTTTGGAAATCTCCGGTTTTTGTCATAATGGATTTTTCGGGGTTTAAAACTCTGTGTATCAGGATGCCCAACTTTGACAAAAACGTTTTCAGTTTTGTCATAAAGTTTGGCAAAGTTTGGCAAAATGATATTTGAGAGGAAATATCGGAGCAGAAATATTTTTATGACAAAAAACAAATACTGTTTTGTCAGCAAAAAACTATGTTTGTCAAAGTTTTGTCAAAATCGTAAAACATTGTTATTGAGTTGATAGCAAAAGAGTTTTATATTATTATGACAAAAATACAAAAATATTGAAACTATTAAGTAGTAATAATATAAGTCTAATAAGAATTACACACTTATTAAGCATTAAAAAAGCCGCTGTTATTAATTTAACAGCGGCTTGAAAAAATTGGAATACATTTTAATTTTTAAGTGTCAGTAAATTCGATAATTTCTCAAAAAACTTACTGGAATTGCGATACAAATTCATAACTTTAAAACGGTTATGATTAAGCCGGGCATCGAAATCGGAACTGTAATGAAGGCTTTCAATTATATCCCAAAATGTTTGCTCGAATTCGTCGGCACTGTAAGTTTTTAGGAAATTTTCGGCAAGCTCTGTTATAGCTTGCTGCTGTTGCACGTTTGTGCAGGTTTTTGAATTATTCATAAGAGTGTGTCATTTAACTCTGTGGGAGCATAAAAAAAGCGGTGCTTCCACTTTCCGCTGACACACTCCTGCCAAAGGCATAAAGATACGCAAAGTTTCCACACCGCCTATATTTTGGACAGTTTGGGTTATATACCTTTGATTATACAGAAATGTGTCAATACAAAGGTATGAAAAATATTTTAATTATGTTAAGAGTGATTTATATTTTCTTCTTTATAAAATTTTTGAGACCATAAATCATATTGCCCTGTAACAATATCTTTATCTAAGCTGTTCAATGAACGAGTGGTTTTTTTCTTCAAATTTTTTAGCTCCTGTATTCGTTTAAATTCTTTTGATTTACTTAAATTTTCCTCCAACTGTTCTATCTCAATATCCGATTGAGTTTTAATTTTTAGTAACTTTTCACGTTGTGTTATTGTACCTTTGAAATATTCATATAAAATTTGATATACTTCCCACTTATATTTCGCTAATTTCTCTGATTCAGACTTAATCTGAAATATCCAACCATAAATAAAAAATTCAGGCAAACATGACCAATTCCGAGACTGATCATTTCCTACCTGCATTTGCTGTATAGCAAATGCAGGTGCTAATATACTATCTGATTTTATATTTTGAAATTGTCGGTTATAGTTTACTTCAAGTGCTTCGCAAATAGGTTTTATTGCAATCCAATAAGTTCCGTCTTTGGAAAGAAAATAAATTGATTTTCCGTTAAATTCTAAAAATTTTTTGGTGTCCATAATTATTTATTTTTTGTTGTGATTTATATTAACAATTTCTTTTCTGACCTGATGCCCCTATTTGGTGCATCAGGTATTCATCATCATCTAAAATTTTAACGGCTTTTTCAGCTTTCGCATAACCCAAAATATCGCTAATATCTTTTGCTACTATTAACGGATTCCCGTTTTCATCTGACAGAACTCTAAGTTCTTGTTTCTCGAATTTAAAAATTTCTTGTTTCATAATTATTGATTTTTTAAGTGTTTGATATTCTTTAGTTAAAAAGTAAAGCTTTGATAATTAGCCGAATAATGCTTTTTGAAAAATTACAGTTAAATAAACTTTTTTTTTTACTTAAATAAATCTCTCATAAGATTAAGTTGTTGGGCATTTTCTGAACGGTTTAAATAACCGTCTTTCTTATTTTCTTTTTCAAGTTTTTGATATTCTTTAAAATCTGAATTATCAATTAAGTTCATTTCAAGTTCAGCAAGCCGGTTCATTCGCTTTGCCTTATTCTCTAATCTTTGCTTTTGTTCGGCAAAGTGTCCAAAAATTAATTTTTCAATTGTCATATATATCCAAACTTCAAAATGCGGATTTAGCCATGCTGCAAATTTAAGTGATAGGCTTCTGTGCATAAATGTACCTGCATGACCTTTTGTTTGAATAATATCTTCTCTTTTTATTTCCTCTGAATTTACCCTTTTTGGGGTAAATTCAGATTTTTTATTTCCGCCATTTAGTGTAAATAAAAGTGCATCAATAAATGATTTTGTGTTGTCAGTTCTCAAAAAACGGTCTATCCTTTTGTCAAAAATTTTTGCCATTTGCGTAGCATTAACTTTTACGTCTCTGTCTCCGTTTAATTGAAACTCTATTTTGTGTTCGTTAAATTCATAAGTTATTGTGTCCATAATTATTGATTTTTTAAGTGTTTGATTTTTTTACATCGGATAGTTACATTCATCAGTGCATGATACGAAAATCTCATAATCAAAATAATCTTCATAAGATTTTAGTTCTTCGGCTTCATCTTTTGCATCTTGATATGAATTGTACATTTCTTTGAAACTATTGCTGTCTGTATGTAAATGTGCATCGTTGCTACCGGGGTTTATTAAAATAACATAGTCCATTTTATTGATTGTTAATTAAGTTATCATTTCTTTGCTTATAAATAAATATTTTATTTGTGACATAATTTTATATTGTTATATATTTTTGATTGATAAATAATTGAAGCACATAACACTTTGTTAAGGTTAATGTTCTACCAATCGTAAGAAATAATCCTCTTCGGTTAAATGGCTTTCGTTAAAACTTAAATTAAAGCTTTGTAATTGATCTGTAGTTATTAATTCAAAAGCTATAAAATCGCTATTTTTTGTAGGCAGGTAAAGAATTACTGCATGAACTTTAACATCAGTATATTTAATTAGATGTTCAATTTTTTCAATAGGCTTGTCTAAATCTTCCTGTGAAAAAGCTTGCATCCAATCATCACTTTCGGCAATTCTTGCATAAAGATTGTCTGGCTGTATTACTTTAATTATTTTCATTTTTAGTGTATTTAATTTTTTGAAATTCTTGGAATAATTTAAAATCTTCATTTGTCATAAATTCAATAGCATCAATATAATTCGTTAGAATTGTATCTAAAAACATGTGTAAACTTTTGATTTTGTCTAATGAAAATTCTTTTGGCATATTAATCATATTCATTTTTGAACTTTCCTCATTAGACAAAATCATTTTAATTAAACTCTCAATTTCTTGTTGTTTTGTTTGCATAATAATAATAATAATCTGGTTTAAAGTGATGAATAAAAAACCTTAACATTCGCTTGGTAAACAGTTTTGTAATTTTGTTTTTTCGTTTCACTCAAAAACTAAAAAATACAAAAACAGTTTCCAAGCTCAATAACGTTAAGTGCAATTAAAAACGTTCATCATGCTTAATTTGCATAGCGAATAAACCAACGTCAAAATTTTCTTCTGTTGGATTATCAATAAATTCAAAAGCACCGAAAACTTGATAAATAACACTTTTGTCTATGCAATAATTACTAAATTCACGGAATGAAAGTATTTTTGTTTCGTAAGAATATTCAGCCAAACGTTTTTTGTAAAAATTATATGCACTTCTAATTGAAGTCGTAAAATTCTCTTGATTAGCAGCCTCAGAACAGAGTATTATATAAATCATGATTACTGTATTTGTAGTTGAAGTTGAAAAATGTTTTTAGCCTGAAAAGTAAAAATAAAGCACATAACACTTTGTTGGAAATCATTTTGCTGAAAAACGCAAAACGCTTCCAACAAGTGCTACGTTAAGTGCAATTAAGGCGTTCCGATTAATTCGTGTCGATGTTGAAACATTTTATCTTTCAAATTATACTGAAAATTATTAAGTAACCTGCATTTTTTTTGAGCTTTTTCAGCACTTGATTTTGTCGCAAACCTGACAAATAAATAACTTCCATTAAAATATACATTTTTAATATTTTTAACATCATAAACACCTTTCAATACATCTTTCTCAAAAGATTGTGCTACTTTTTCTTGAGCTTCTAATTCTTTTTCTGAATACATTTTGATAATTTTTTATTGATTAATAATTTTTAATATTATCTTTAAATAAAACGCCTTCTTTTTTCAGGACTACTTTAACAACTATTGTTGCTTTCTTAGGATACTCATTCCTGAATTCTTTCTTGTCGTTAAATGTGTGCTTTAATACATTTAGAGCTTTCTTTTTTCCTGAACTACAAATGAATGCATTGCAACTCATATCGCCGTTTGTAATCATATAAAGGTTCATTTTTTTTATTTTTGTAATATTTAATTTCGGAATGTTTTTTAGCTCTATCAATTTAATCCCAACAGGTGTATTTGCGTAAGGATAATCTGTTTTAGTAATCTTTTCTGCACATATTATAATTTCAGGCATAGCTATGCTTATTGGGTTCTGACCTTTTTTATTCACCTTAATGTTGTCGATGCTTAGGATATAATCAATGTCTTGTTTTCTAGTTAAATCATCAAAGACAACACATTCCGTATCCTTATCTACATCACTAAAAGCAAAAGGGTCTTGCAGGTTTGTAAAACCAAGGGTTAGCCAAACTGTTTTTTTATCTTTTGATAACTCTTTTGCTTTTCTTGATTTCCCGCTTCGCAGAGGTCCTGTTATTATTGTAACTTTTTTCATAGTCTGTAAATTTTTAAGATATTTTTAATTAATTATTTTATTTCAGGAATAGTGTCAGGTCTGTAAACTACAACTAAGCCTTCTAATTTAGATTCGGAAATTTGCAAATCAACGATAGGGGATTTTGCTGATGTTAATTTTGCAATTTTTTGTAATGTTTCTTTTTTTTCTTCTTCTGTCATTCCTTTTTCAAATGTAACAATCGTTTGCCACATTATTTCTTTATTAAATAAATCTGAATTTTTCATAATAATCTGTAAATTTTTTAAGTGAATAATCAATATATTAAATTGTTAATTACTAAATTAGCGGACATGAAACATTACAACTAAATCTTGACGATTACGAGCTTCGATAGAAAATGAAGTCGTTTGAATGTCTGAAAACGCTTTTTTCAAAGCATTATATTCGTTATCTGAAATTCTGCCCATAACAATATTAACAGTAACAAAAAATTTATATATAGTCTTATCTGTGATAATAATTACAGGGTCGTAACTATCAAAATCAACATTTCTAATTCTTTGAACAATGTCGTTTTTTGTAATAAAAGTTTCCATAATCTGTAAATTTTTTAAGTGAATAATTAAAAAGGTAACCCGTCATCATTAGTTTCCGGGAAATCATCAACCGGGATTTTTAATTGTTCCGGTTTTTGTACCTGTGGTTCATTGATTTTTTTTGCTTCGTTTTCAATTTCTTCAGTAGCACCTTCTGTTGTGTGGATGAAGAAATGTTCTGTAATTTTATAGTATCCGTTTTTATTTTGCTGTGTTTCGGATTGTTTGCGAATGCGTTTGTCGTCTGTGTGTAATTCAGAAGGGTTGAATATCCAGCCTCTTATCCTGCAATAATCTGACACCAAGTGTTTGAATTTCTGGCTTGTATTATATACTTGTGTCTTTTGCCAATTGTTCATATTGAATCGCTGTTCTTCAATAAATTGCTTGTAGAACGGTACTCTGTCAACATAGCCGAAATTCTCTTTATCGTCGAAATACAATTCAAGGAATTCGATAAGCGGCTCGCCGATGCGTTTCGTTAGCCTGAATTTTTCCATATCTTGCATCGGTGGATTTACTTCTCCGAAATGCCGATTTGCTATATAAGCATACGCAAAAAAGTTAATCAGATTTGATTTATCTTGTACTGTGTCATCTTTATAAAGCATACGTCCGAACCAATCAGACGGTTTACGGCGTTGCTTGAATCTGCCACTTTTATTGTCGTGAAAGAATGGAAATACAAACATACGTCCGAGTCTTCGGTCAACTCTCTCTCCTTCGTCATCAATATAATTTCTGGTGATGATAACTTTCGGACTTTTGGCAAACGGAATTGTAATTACTTTTTTGTGCTTAGGATTTACATATATTCCGTCCGAAAAATCTGTGAGCATATTACCTATTCTGCTTTTTAAGTGCATATCATCGCAAACAATTACACGTTCATCTTCATAACCTTCGTATCTGTGTGCATATTCGGCAAAGTCTTCTCGCTCAGCTTTTATTACAAGTGTTCGTTTTACTTCCTTTATCCCTTTTGTTATTAGTGATTTTCCTCCTCCGGCGGCACCTCGCTTGCTGTTACCGGGTAAATCGTCAATTGCGTCAAGAATTGCCAGTCCGTAATCGTCAGCCGGCTGCCGATGGTCCTTCATGTAATATCCCAGCCATGTTATTTTATTTATTAAATGTAGTTTTATTTCCTTTATTTCATCTTCTGTAATTGTTCCTTTCGGAAATTCATACCAGAAGTCTGTTGGTTTTATAAAAAAGCCGTTAAGCTCAGCTTTCTCAAAGTAAACATAAGAAGTGGCGAACAGATATTGCAAGAAATAATTATTGCGGTCATTTATTGTAATATCGTATTTATCAAAATGCTTGAACTCGCCGAGTTTCTGAGTGTATTTGTGTTTTTCTTTGTCAGTTTTTGCGGCTCTTTTCTTCGCCAATACTTCTGCATATTGTTTATGATATGTAATTTCAAAAGGTGGTTTTTGTACTTTTGAAGGATATTTCAGTAATTCTTCTTCCCATACGTATTTTTTTAATTCATCTTGAGAACTCAGCTTAATTCCAAGTTTTGTAACTGTCCACATATTGCCGTCGTCGAAAAAAAAGTTTTGAAAGTGTGGTCCTGAATTCTCAAAATCTAAATCAATTTGTTTCAAGTTTGAGAGGTTTTGTTCCGAAAATCTGTTTGTTACCATTATCTTATTTCGAAGCTTTACATTCTCGCCCCTCCGACTAAGATAATTATCTACGAAAATTTTTATTTGTCTTGAAAAAATATCTTTGTCCATTTTTGAAACAACTTTACCTTGAATTTGTATATACATGTAGCCTTGCTTATCTCTTATGCTGTTGTGAGTATAGTAGCCGAAACCGTTAAGAAAGTTTTGCAGAATAACTACATTCAAATCAAAATCTTTACTTTTCTTGTCCCATTCCCAAAATTTTAACGGCAGTGCAGTGTTCAGGTGCTTTTTGAAATAATTTTCGCTTGTCGCATCAATTAAATGTGATACAGAATAAAATTTTTGTTCAAGGTAATATGTTTTTATTTCAATGTTTTTTGATGCAATTTTCTTTGCTCTTTTGCGGTCAGAACGGTTATTTGCAGGGCATTGATATAGTTCGTAGGCAAAGCCGAGTAATTGTTCTTTTACTTCATAATCAAGTTCGGCATGTAAATATACAGGGTTTTCATTAATTGAAATCAAATTAAGAAAGTCAATAAAATTGTATGTTATTATTACTCTCTTTAGCTTTTGTTTGTTTTTCAAATCTTCAACGCTTTCAGCATCATCACCGTTCGACAGCATTTCGCTTTCTATTAATGCAAGTCCGTAGGTCCAATTGTTCAATTTTCCTTTTCGATATGATGTTATTTTCGCAAATGGTTTTCGGGCGAAAGGTCTGATGATTATTTTATCATCAATAGTAAATATAGGATTTTCGAAGGTTGAAGTATGTACATGAGCTTTTCGGTTATCAATTATTGTATATTCTTTTACGTACTTAAACTTACTGTCTCGCAAAGCATTAATACTGAGACAACCTGATATATCTAATTTATTAAAAACTTCATCAGGGAGAGCGTCTGTGGTTTTTGTCAGTTTTCCGTCTTCTTCTTGATCAGCAGCGGGGCGTGTATAATAGTTGTATTTTTTTAACTCAAGTTTATATTTATTATCTTTTTCAAGTTCATGCAAATAAGTTTTCAATTCAGTAATCGACGGATATATATAATTGTGTTGATCAGATAAGTATTTCGCTAATTCATTTGATTGCAACAAGTCGTTATCATCTTTGTCTTCGGGGTGTATTAATATGCTGCCGTTTTTGACATCAAAATTTTTGCGAATAAAATATAGTTGTTTAATTGCAGCCTTCTGTCCGGCAAAATTCTTATCAAAATCGAAAGCAATAATTACATTTTTGTTTTCAATATATTGTTTGAATTTGTCAACATCAGAGAACAGATTAGTTGTGGCAAAAATAGCAATTGCCGACGCTCCTGTTTGATATATTGACATTGCATTTATTACACCCTCGGTAATATATACACTGTCAGAATCATCACGATAAGTGCAATTGTACAATGCATTTTTAATGGCAGGGTAGTTGAATTGTTTTGCACCGTTTTCGGGTGTTATAAAATTTCGTTTGTTCAAACATTTTTTTTCTGAACCAAAAAAAACGACACCTGCCGGGTGTTCTTTATATTCATTAAGTTGAAAAAAAGAATCATCAGGCAAGTTCATTATGTCAATTGCTCTACTTTCGAGATATTCGGCTGCTGCTGTTTTCTCGTTTTTTAAAGCTGTTTCAAGTAAGTAATTGAATGTTTTTTGCTTAGTTGCAAGTTCGGCCACTTCTTTTTTTTGTCGTGCTTTTTCGGCTCGTTCTATTTCTTTTGTTTTTTCTGCCCTTACTGATGCCGGTATATGTTCATCAATGATAATATTATATTTATCGCCGATATATTTTAAAGCTTCGGGGTAAGAAACTTTTTTATGTTCCATAACAAATTTTACACTGTCGCCTGCAGCTCCGCAACCAAAACATTTATAAATTCCTTTTGCGGGCGATACAATAAACGATGGTGTCTTTTCATCGTGAAAAGGGCATGTCCCGGAATAGTTTTCACCTTTTTTTTTGAGTTCAATAAAATCGCCGATTATATCTTCTATTCTTGCAGAAGTTTTTATTCTACTGATTGTTAATTTATCTATCATACCAAGTCTTTTCTTTTTCTTTTTTTGTAAAATCTAAATCAACTTTTCTAATGTAAGTTTGTTCTTTGTTCAGTTCGCAATTTTCAATTCTGTTTGTATCAAACAGCGTTATAATTGAATTAAAGGCCAACTCGCTGTCAATCGGATACCATTTCTCAAACTGCATTTTTTTGTTAATAAAGCTTAGCATTTTCGATAGTTGATGAGCTGTAGGGTCTTGATATATCATTTCAAATTATTAATAAAAGTTGTAGTTCTTTCGTGTAAATCTGTTATTACAAAGCCTTCTTGATTAAACAGAAAATCTTGGCCGATTACATTAATATTCCGACAGCTTTCATTATCGACAAATTCGGTAATGTTTTCTGCAAAACTTGTCATATAATCGACAGTTTCCTGTATATCCTCGGCAGATAATTCCACTCCTGCTGTTTCTTTTATTTCTACTATTATTATTGCTTTCATATTAAAATAATTGATCTTGTTGAAATAATTTATATTGAACTTTCGGCAGATAATCACCTAAGCCGTTTTTTTTCATTTTTGTTTTGGCAATTTTGGGCTTTATTTCATAAAATTGACCGGAGCTTTTATAAAACTGTATAATGCTGGCTCTAACGCGTTTATCAATAAGTTTTTTCTTACTTTGTAAATCAAAAATTGCAACACGGTTATTATATTTACTTATTGTAAGCATTACTATTTGTGTACTGTTCCGCAGGAAATGAATTTCTTTAGTTCTCGTTTTCATTACAAAGAGTTTACGGCAGTAAGTAATTCAACTTTCATTTTTTCTGTTCTTATAATTGCATCTGAAACAGAAATTACAGCTTTTGCTTGAGTAAGTAATTTTTTGTTGTCAGGAAAGGCCGAAATTTTCTCAAGCATTTCAAGCAAAGCATATTGACTGCGGTCAACAGCTTCGTTTTTTACTGCAATAAATTTGGGTTTAATATCAATTTCATCTTTTCTGAGTAAAGGGACCGTTATTTCTTTTAGTTTGCTGATAATTACTCCGAGATCGTAAACGTTTGTTTTTATCCAATCACCGTCATCGGTGATTATTTCAATTAAATCCTCTGTTTGTTTGAATGTTAGGATTTTAAATTCGCGATTATTGTAACGGAATTTTCTTCCGCACAAACTTTTTAACTTTTCAATTTTTTCGTTTTCCATTTTGTAAATTTTTAAGTGTTTTATTTGCTTTAAGAATGTTTCTTTTCAGTTCAATAATTTCAGGATTATTTTCAAGAATGCTTTTTTGCAATTTTTTATCATTTGTAATGAATCTTACTATATTATTGTCGGACAGAGCAGCACGTTTAATGCTTTCTTGTCGTGTTGAAAGTATAATATTATCAATATGTAAATTAGCTCTGTTGCCGTCTGCAAATTCAAGGATATCATCTCTTTGCTGGATATAATCAGGATTATGTTGCTTATATATTACATGATGTAATTGCTCCCACTTACGAGGTTCCGAAACTTTGATATAATAATATCCGTCAGCTTGCATTCTGACACTTCCGATATTTTTGTGATTATGCGGGCTGTGCCCTTTTTTGTAGCATGTTTTCAAGCAGTTTTTTTGACCTTCTTCCGACATGAACTCATCCCATTTTTTACCTTTATTAAATGCTTCTTGTCCTTTTTTGTACCAGCCTATGTTTGTCCCTTTTTTTAATCCGAGTTTTCTTATTCGGTTGCGAACCATCGTTCTTGGTAATTTTAGTTTTTGAGCAATTTCAATACGTGTGAGCTGTTTGTAATTCTCAACAATGAACATTTCCATTTCAAGAGTCCAATTCTGATTATATGTGCGACGGATACGATGCATTGTTTCTTCGGATATTTTTAAACCCATTGTTTTTGCTTTGGATTTTATTGCTGTATCAGTTTTGTTCGGAAACAAAATTTTTAACTCAGCCTTTGTGCTTACCGGGTACTTTTCGGCAAGCAATTTTTCTTCCGCTTCTGTCCATGTTTTTTTTCCCATAGCCTAATCTTCAAAAATGTCTTCTATTTTTACTCCAAAGAATTTTGCAATTTTCATTGCAAGCGGCAATGACGGTTCGCTCTTGTTTTTTTCAATTGCATGAATTGATTGCCGTGTTACGTGAACTTTCTTGGCAAGTTGCTCTTGTGTCATGTTTTTTTTTGCTCGTTCTACGTTTATTGTATTTTTCATAATATTGAGTTTTTTTACGCTGCCTTTTCAGCAACAGTTAATAATTGAAGTATTGAAATTTTATATTTATCAGGAAGACATTCGTTGTAATGCGCTACTATTATTTTTGCAGCTGCGGGCGTTTGAAAACAATCGTGTTTTACGGCTGCCATTGCTTCAATGCTTTCACCGGTTTGATTCCTGAATATTTTCATTAACTTGAGTTGCAAGGATGCGTCTTCTGCAACCATTTCGTAAAATCGGTCTTGTAGTTTCATAATATTTATATTTGAATAGTTAAATTATAATAGTTTGCTTTTTTTACGGCATTAATTATTGTTGCATGTGTTCGGTTTAGAAATAGGCCTATTTCGCTGTACGATTTTCCGAGCGAGTGAGCTTTTTCGCAGAAGATAAAACGAGCATCAACCAGATGCTGTTTTTTACTTTTGCTTTTCACTTCTGATTCTTTTACATGCAAACTGCTGCAAGTGTCTGTAAATAATCTTTGCAGTTGCGTTTTTTGTGCAATAAAGCTTGTGTAATGTACTGCGTAGTAATTCATTATGCTAAGGATTAATTTGTTGATTATTAAAATTGCCGATAGCTGTTTGGTTTACTACTGCCTTTTCACGTGTAATAACCGTATTGTTTAAAAAATCATCAACAGCCAATTGGCATTCTGACACTTTACTCATAACAGCAGCATACGAAGTGTTGTAGCGTGCGTTTGGATTTTCGGGCTTATTTTTCTCAATAAGTAATATTAATGAGTTTATTATTGAGTTTGCCTCAATTCTTAATTCTGCTTTTTCTTTCATTGTCTCAATGTTTTATATTAAAAATAATATTGTTCCAATAATGCCCGATACCGACATCATAAGTAAAATCATTTTTCCCCAGTGATGTTCCGGGCATAGTATCATTTTAAAAAGCCTGCTAAAAAAACCGCCTTTATCGCATACGGGAACTTGGCATTTGCCGTCATAAATTTTCATAGTCTGTTTTTATTTTGGTTAAATTCTCTTGCATATCTGCAACTTGCTGTCGGTATGCGAAATATAAAATTTCAACATATAAGTCTAATTCTGTTTCGTTAAGATTTGACAATCTTGTTTTTGGATACCGGAAATCCTGAGCAAGGGTTTCGGCCGACTTTGCTTTTACTCCCACCAGCTTTTGGCATTTTGGATACACATAATCACTGCGGTTGTTTATATTTTTCGTCTCTATTATCTGAGGAAAAATATTTTTAATAAAAGACATTTTATTCTTGTAAGACGTGTTACAAATTGTTACATTTGCCATAATTATTGTTTTATACTGTTACTAATTGTAAGACAAAGTAAAACAAATTAAACTAAAGAACCAAATATTTCAACCATTAGTTGAATTATTTTTATGTATTTTTAATTAAACATTTCGTATAGTGCTTAATACTAAAAAGATAGATGATTTAAGAAAATTAAAAGGACTAACAATTCCTGAATTGAGTGATTTGCTTTCAATAAATAAGGGAACTTACCATAATTTGCGAGGAAGTGGAGACTTTAGAGTAAGTCATTTAGAAAAATTGGCAGAAATATTTAAAATTGATGTGCGAGAGTTTTTTGAAGGAAACAGAGGTAATTCTCAAACAGCGAACGGAGACGGAATAACTCAAGCTATAAACGGTAATATATATAAAGCTGATTGCGAAAAATATAAGGCGGAAAATAAACAGCTTAAAGAGTTGTTGAAAGCGAAGGATGAGACTATAAAGAGTAAAGAGGAGTTAATTGAAATATTGAAAAATAAATAGGTATGGAAAAAGAGCAAAAATATCAAAAACAGGTAATAGAGTTACTTATAGCAAATCAAGCATCGAATACATTGATTATTGAAAATCAAGCAAAAATATTGGCTGAATTGACAAAGAAATCAGAAAAAAATATTCTTATCGAATTTATTGAGCGAGAACAGAAACTTGCGGAGTCGGTTCATACTTCTTTTTTATCTTCTCTTTAAGGTCTGATAAATCTATTTTGAACGAGAAATGTTTTTTAAAAATGCTTTGCATTAATAATTCAAATTCTTCAACAGTAAGTTCTGATATTTTTTTTGATTTGTTGGGCATGATGTGTGATTTTAAGTGAATACAAATAAATTTAAAAACCTGCTTAATTAAAAGGACATGAGGAAAATAATATTATTAATTATAACTGTGTTTTTTTGCTTTTCAACGAAATCGCAAATAATAGTTGAAGGTATTGATATTAATAATGAGCCGAGTGTTGAAATTTGTCAAGTAGTAGCTTACGGGAAATTTCTATCAAAAAAAGTAATAATAAGCATTGATTATGGTCAGGAAATTAGTTTTTGGCAAAAAAGAACAATTGTTTCTGACACAGTAGGAGAAGAGATAGTTTTTAATACAGTAATAGATGCAATCAATTTTGTAGAAAAAAATGGTTGGACACATTATGAAAGTTTAGCAATAACAATGACAAGCAGTAAAGTTTATCATTACTATTTTAGGCGAAAAGATACAAACAGGAATTTTACAAAAAAGAAAAAATATAAAATTCCGGAACATAAAGTTGACAGCAGACTTGAGCGCTTGAGAAATGAAGAAGAAGAGGAAGAATAAAACAGTAAAAAACAATTTGTATCGGGACAAAAACGGGACAAAACAGCAATAAACATAAATCGTACTGATTTTTAAATAGCTGAAATATAGGAAAATACTAAAATTGATGGGGCAAAATAAAGTCCCGTTATTTACCCTTATTATCTTCGCAAACCTTAAAAAAAAAGGTTTGCGGAGTTTGTTTCAAAAAAAACGGGACAGAATCGGGACACAGGACTTTTTAGGATTTTTCTAAAAAAAATAGGAAAAACTTAAAAAGAAAAAAAAATGCCTACACTTTTCATAGATTACTTACCTGCAACACTTCACGAAAACAAAGATTGGTATATAAGTTATTACGTGAAAAACCCTGCAACACAAAAATTAAAGCGAAAAAGGATAAAATTAAATAGGATAAAGAGTAAAATTCAACGCAGACGATATTCTAAAAAACTAATTCTTGAAATTAATAAAAAATTAGAAAATGGTTGGAACCCTTTTATTGAACAATCTGCACCAAAAGCTTATACTAATATTTTTGACATATACAAAATTTGGCTTGATGTGAAAAAAAAAGAATTACGCGATGATAGTATGCGTGTTTATAAATCGTTCGTAACTATCATTACGAATTTTTTAAAAAAAAAGTCAAATACAGATGTTTATTATGTAATTAATTTTGATAAACGAACAGCGGTTGATTTTATGAACTATTTATATAATATTCGGAATGTTTCAGGAAGAACATATAATAGTTATTTGTCTTATGCGAATACTTTGTTTAATTGGATGCTTGAAAATTCTTATGTAAATAATAATCCGTTTCAGGGTATAAGAAAGAAAAAAGAAACAACAAAAAAAAGAGTTTTGATTCCTATTGAGGATAGAAAAAAAATTAAGAAATATTTATTGAAAAACGATAAATATTTCCTCGCAACCCTCATGCTTGAGTATTATGCGTTGCTTCGCCCTAAAGAAATTTTAAATCTTGAAATAAAAAATTTTATGTTTGAAATTTCTTTAATATATGTGCCTGCTAAAGTGTCGAAAAACGGAAAAGAAAGATTAATTACTATATCTGATGCGTTATTACCATATTTAACCGTATTAAATCTTGATTTGCATGACAAATCGCTGATAGCTTTTTCTCAAAATTTAAGACCGGGAAAAAAAATAAAACGTACGAAGTATATGGGATATCGTTGGAGTAATATGAGAAAAATTTTAAATTTTCCGGACACATATCACATGTATAGCTTGCGAGACAGCGGCATTGTACAGATGTTACAAGACGGCATTAGTATTGATGAGGTAGCCAAGCAAGCTGATAACAGCTCGCTCGAAATGACTTCAAAATATGCACTTCATGCAAATAAGAAGGCTTCGGAACAGATATTAAAAAAATCATCAGAAATTTAAATATCGTTAAGATTAATAAGATGACAGTCAGTATTCTCTGTAAGATAAGCTGTAATTAAATCAACATCGCTGTCATTTATTTTACTTAAATATACGTCAAAATACTCATCAGCAAATTTGTGAAAAGGATTGCGAAGTTTTAACATATCGTTTGCTTTTTGTTCTAAAACGCCGCCTGTTAAGGTGTCTGTAATTTTCACACGCAGTCTTATTGCAAAAGTTTTATAATCTTCTTGCCAATTAAGATTTATTGCTTTATCATTTTTTGATACTGCATTTTTTTCGTCAACAGTCATTTCGTTATAGCCAACAAAAAGGTTTTCAGCATACACAGGCTCCTTTTCTTTGTATGAAACTATCTCTGTTCTAAAAACTTCTTTTTTGTAGTATTTCGGAACATCCGGTAACTCTTCTATTACCACAGGTATTTCAAATGAATTTATATTGTTATTAAAAAGTTCATTTATACAAGTTTGTAAATCGTCGTTTTGATATACAGTGAAGTTTGTTTCAACCTTACAGTTACCTGCGTTTATTCCTGTTATTAATTTAGCTTCGTTCCGCACGAAGTAATATTTTTTTGTTATTTCCATTTCTGTTTTTTTTTTAGTTTGATGAAACGGTACAACCTCTGCCAATTAACGCAGCTACAGCCGCATCGCTTGCTGATGTTCTTGCAGCGTTTGTTCCTGCAATTTTTATTGTGCAATTTGATACTCCTGTATTATTTATTCTTATTAAATTGTCATCAACATTTGAGGCTGACATATTGTTATTTTGTAAATTTATTGAAGTGTATATACTGCTGCCGTACGTAAGTAAACCAATATTATTACCTTGAAAGTCAAGATTAACAACACCGCTACAGCCGTTAAGCACAGGTGTAACTAATTGTTCATTTGTAGCCCATATCGCTTTAAAAACAGGGCAATTAATAATATTAAGTACTGCAAGATTGGGGTTTCCGTTAAAAAAAGAACCTGCCGACATGTCGGATTCTGAACCTGCACTTGGACAATTTATTATATCTATTCTTGAGAAATTATTATTTGAAATATATACTTTGTTAAGGTCGGCTTTATCTGAAATTGTAAAAGAACCAGTCAAACTATTATTATCTAAATATAGAAATACGATTGAGTCTAAATTATTCACGTTCGTTATATTTTGCAAATTAGTTTGTCTGGCTTCTACTGTAATTAAGTTCTGACCATTCGCAAAGTCTAAATTTGCAATATTATTAAAGTTGCATTTTAGATAAGTTAGATTAACGGCATCTGTAATGTCAAGAACGTGAAGATTGTTAGACTGCACTCTAATATCCTCGAGTCCTGCACATCCTTCTATATTAACAATTTCAAAATTGCTCATATTATACGCCCATAAACCTTTGCATCTTGGGCAGTTTTTTAAATTCAAACTTATCAAGTTTGGGTTGTTTAAACAAAATTTTGCCGCTGCAGGGTAAGTGCTGAGTCCTAATGTAGGATTATTTGACACATCAATGTTGGTTAATTTATTGTTTGCCAACTGCAAGGAATCTAAATGAGGCATGTTATTTAACACAAAATCACCCTGCAGTATATTGTTTTCTAAATGAATATAACTTGTATTTTGCATTAATTCTAATCCACCAATATCACTAATTCTACCTCCTATTGCAGACATAAGCTCAATAGCCGAAACTTCTGTAAAAATAAAAGTTCCTGTATATATCCCATTTTCTTGATAAGAATGCGATGCTGGTGTCTCTGAAATAACATCATCAATGTCTCCATCCCCCCACACGATTTTAACAGTACCCGAACGGAAAACAAAATTCCATTCAGCAATTTGTGTTGCAAAATCATCAATAGTAACTTCAAAAAATATTTCATCGGTAGGCGGTTCAGCCTCTGCCCGCATTATAGGTGTCATTTTCCACACTTGGTCTTTTTCATCTGCAACAAGTAGGATTATCATTTTTGAAGTAAGAGTAATATCTTCGCCTGTATCGTTCCAAATTGGGCGGTATTCATCTTTGCTTGTCGCATCATCGGGCGGAGAGTTGTGTTTAATTGTCGTGCCTGCATCAAGTTGCAGGAATACAGAAACGCCGCCGGTTACGGTACCTTGTAATATAGTACCGTCATTTGTTTGCCAACCTGCGTTACCGGGCCAACGAGTTGTATTTTTGACAAATGAAATACGGTTAAGTATACCGTTGCCGGTTACTCTGTAAAAATTATATAAGCCGGGTAATTGCAACAAACCGTCAGCTGTCGGAAATGTTAAATCGTCGGCTTGTGTGCCTCTGTCGTCAAGGTGCAGAAAGCTTTCTAACCAATTTTGGAAGTCGCCTTCGGGCGGTTTCATACCGTTTTTGAACTTATTTATTAAATCTGTTATGCTCTTAATCATAATGTTAAGGTTTTTTTACAATAAAATCTGTATCAATTTTCATAAACGCAATTCCGTCCGGGATAACATTGCCTCCGGGTTCTACTGTCATCCCTGATGCGTCTGCTGCATTTGAATAAAATTTGTTTATGCCGGATAATTCGTATTTTATTTCTACTGAATGGATGTATTTATTGTCTTTGCTTACTGTAAAATTCTTTGAAACTATATTTATATCAATGATATAAGGATATTTTAACTCATATACTTCAGTCGAATTAAACAACTCAATAATATATTCTTTATACAAGATAGGTTTATCAAATATATACGTAAACCAGCCTGAATTTACTTCAATTTCTTCAATATATTGAGAATTTACAATTTTCTTTTTATCGGAGAAATAGCCTGTTGTGCGGTCAATTTTATTATCTGTTTCTGAAATTCCTCTTAAACAAATTGAATCGAAACAGACGAAACTATTTCTGAAAATAAATTCACGTGTTTGATTAAAATAATCAGTATTTATATAATATGTGTGTGCCGGGACTAAAACTTCATCGTCGGAGCTTCGTTTTATTTCAACTTCGTATTTCACTATTGTTTTTCCAATTTCGAGACTTTCAAAATCGTTTGCGTAAAATGATGTATTAAACTCATATACATTATATTGTTCAACAGAAAAAACGGTTTGATTTTCGACAGAAGTAGTGTCATCACTATAATATACAGTAAAACTCGGATACACTTCTCCGCTTTCTTTCGCAAGGAAATATAAAATATTAGCATCTTGTTTGTCAATTATTTTGTCGTTTTGCCAAGTCAGAAAACGATTATCAGGATTTATTATATCAGCGAAAAAACTTTTATCATGTTTTTTATAATATTCATTTACAATAAATGAAAATCCGCCCTGTACTGCTGTAATATATTCAGTTGTTCCTGTTTTTATGTTTTCAGAATCAATCCCTTGCCAAGTCTCATAATATTCAAATTTGAACTTTTTTGTAAGGTTTGCATTTCTGAAAAAATAAAGATAAAAATCGAACATATTAAAATCAGCATCATAGTCAATTTTTAAATAATCAGATACGTCAAATTCTGCTTTTAAATCAACAGGACTAAGTGCATCTTCGCCGATAATGTTGTCATCTTCGTCTAAAATACGTAAATGAAGTTTATGAAAACTTTTTCTGGCAAGCACATGCGACTCTAATTCTATCAAGACAGGATTGCCTGTTAAAACAACAATTTCGGGGAATTTTGATACTGTAACACTCATATTGTAAAAGTATTATTTGTGTTGATTTTAAAAAAGGACATCATCGCCTATTGAGCTTAAAGGAATTAACTTTATTTTTGCAATTGAAATTGAATTAATTAACAAACTGACATCAATTTCTTCTACAAAATAGAACTTGTTATTAATGAGTATTTTTTTTGCAAAATCGAAATTGCGAATTTCTGAGGCTGATAAGTTTACTTCTGCTGTAATTGAGTTGTCAATATTTTGCAAATGTGAAATAGAATATTTCCAGAAATTGTTTATTAATCCTTTTTCGCCGTACCAGCCAAGTGCAAGTGCTCCGTCTTTAGAAACATTGCTTCCGGTTTGAACATCATCTCCTGACAGGCTTTCAACTATTCCGTTATAGAAAAGTAAACCAAAACCGTTTTCAACTGTCTCGGTGCGGATGGGCGAGTTAGCTTTTTGAACAGAATGAGGAATATAACCGCCAAACGTATCGCCCGCAGCTTCGTATCGCATTACGGGAAGAGTATAAATATTTGTACTAAATTTTAATTCTTTACCGGTATTATGGAAATTATAGAACTGATGAGTATCTTCTATTCCAAGGTATTCTAATTCAGACGGCACATAATAATGCCACCAGAATTTATAATCAGAACCGACCCTGACTATTTTTTTTCTGAGTATTACTCTCTTTTCTTGAGTAGCTGTCCATTTTGTAATTAATACATCATTTTCTTTTGCTTCGGGAATTTGAGAGTTATCAAAATAATCAGTCTTAAAAAAATAAGTATTTCCGAGATTCATATCAACCATACCTGCAAAAATTTCGTCAGATGCAAGATTCCAATCACAAGTAACCCCTGACAGTTTATTTGTAATTGATTTTTCGTAGTTATCAAAAAACTTATTTGACCAATCAAGATAATCCGAAGAAATTATTGTATCATCATTGTTTACAATACGAACGGTGTCAAGATTGAAAATAAATGAAATATTGAATAAATTCATAAGGTCAACAATAAATTTCTTGACAGTATAATTTCTCGGCATACATTTTTCTATATAGATATAATCTAAAAAACTATCCATGTAGCCTGTTCCTGTGTTTGTTCTATATTCTTTGCTGTCGTTATTAGTATAAATAACAAGGTCTTTGAGGTTTTCTTGATTAAAAAAATTCTCAGTTACCCGGTAACCCAAACCTTCAAATAATAATTTTATAACTCGGAATAAATAAGGAAATGCAGTCATTGGAACATCATAGTGTTCGCCTGTGCTAAATTCTCCGAGTTGCGAATAATTTGTTAATCTAAAGAATGGTTCAGGCGAGTCAGGAACTTCCCATAGAGTGTCTTTATAAAAATTAGGATTCCAAACAGGGAATAAGCAATAATCATAATCGTCAGAATTATAATCACCGAAAAAATGATAATTACGAGGGTCTCCGAAATCTTGTTCATGCATATATGATTCTGAAACGGTATCGGAAAAAGCTCCGGCATCAACTGTGATGTCGCAATTTAAACTATATATATTTGTATCAGTTACCGTAATTATGCCTGATAATATTAAAATACCTGAGTGCCAAACTTCTGCATTTTTCTTAATTTTTAAGTTCACATGTTTTTCTAATCTGTGAGGGAAACCAAGAATTATTCTGTTTGTTTTTGAGTTAGGTATAGTAAACGGATAGGAATATGAACCTTGTATATTATCATATTGGAACAATGAAGTTTTACGGCGAAAGCGTAAACCTTTAGTGTTCATATCAATATCCTGATTGTTAATTTTTATTTTAAGCATTATTCTATAAATGTTTTTTCTTTAATGTCATTCATTACATTAAGTGATTCTTCAATATCATCATAAGAAACATAAGCTTTTAGCAATGTTTGCTGATTATTTATTATTGAACTTTGTTGTTCAATTCTTGCTATCAATATCATTAATAATTCATCAGTTTTTGAACTGCTTGTTTGTTTTTGAACATTAGAAGTTGCACCGCCTTCGGCAAATCCTGTTGCTGCAATTGCTCTGCGAAAATCAAATGTTTTTAAATCGCCTCTTTGCCTTGATGCTTCAATTTGCGATAGTATTCCGGACAGAGTTGGATTTTGCAAACCGGAATTAGGGACAACATATTCAGGACCTTCTTCAGAAACCAATACTGAAGGTTTGCTTATCAATCCGCGACTTTGAGTATGTTCGGCATTGAATAACTTTCCGTCTTGTGAGCGTTCTACAATTGTGCTGCCTCCTTCTGCAAGTCCTTTTATTCTTTTTCTTTCATTATTTGCTGTATTTACTTGCACTATGCCTGTTGCGGCGAGAAATACTGCCGCAATAGTACCGGCAACAGGACCGAGTTGAGCATAAGCCTGCATTATTGCAACTGCTGTATTTGCTACAATCTGGGCTGTTTTTATAGCAAATTCTTTGTCGGCATAACGCTTCATTATTTCTTTTTTCTTTTCTTCGTTATCGCCTGCCGCTTGAAGGTCAGCATCTTTTTGTGCTTGAATAAAACCGGAATGGGCACTGACTATCATGTTTTGAAACTGAAGAGATTCATTAGCATACTTTAATTTCTCTTTCATTTCGTCTCTGTAAGTCTGGATACGTGCTTCTTTGTATCTGTCTTCTATTACTTTTTTTGCCCTTTCGTAGTCTTCTGTTGAAATAAGCTCTTGCTCATAAAAATTATCTAATTTATCTACTTCTAATTGGTAATATTCCTCGTCAGTAACAAGACCGTATTCCTCTTTGATGCTTCTTAATTTTTCTGCAAATTCTAATTCTTTTTGTAAACGATATTCAATTATAGTATCTTGTTTTAACTGTTCTATCTCAATTGCTTTTTGTGCAAACTGAGCTGACAAAGCATGATTCTTGGCCGCTTCTTCTTCTGCGAGTTGTATTTGTTTGTCAAATTTTTGTTCAATTCGTTCAATTTCAGCTTGCATCATTGCTTCTCGGTCAACTTCTAAAGCTTGATTTGTGCTGACTATAAATTGATTAATTTGCTCAAGGTTGGCAAGTTGTTTGTCGTGATATTTTTGATCTAAGTCTAATGATTTCTTATTAAATAAAGCATGTAAAGTTAATGCAGCTTCATTTCTTATATTTGCAGATGCTACTGAAATATTAATCTTCGCCTGTTCTTTTTCGTACCAAATAACAAGCTCTTCTTGTGCTTTTTTCTTTTCATCTTCAATAAGTTCAACATTCATAAGCAAAATCAAATCCTGTAAGTCTTGATTTGCTTTTTTTCGTTTTTTATATTCTTCTTCGGCCGCTTTTATTCTTATAATTTTTTGTTTTTCCTCTTCGGCTGCGGCTTCATCAGCACGTTTCTTTGCTATTTTGTATGCTTTCTCGGCAGCTTGCCGCATTAAAGCAAAACGCAACAAATACGCATCAAGGAATGAATTTTGACTTGTATTAACATCTTCGCTAAGATCATCAAGTCGCAACATAAAATCAAAGACTTTCTTGGCTATTTTTAATAAACCTTCAAAATGAGCTTTTATAACATCTACGGTCTTTCCGAAAAACTCACCCGCTACCGTTCCGTCGGCAAATATATCAGTAAGCCACTCAAAAACTTCACCCACTCCTTTTATTACACCCTGTATAACTCTTGAGTGAGTTATTACATAAAGAATAACCTCATTAAATTTTGTTAAACCCCAAATTACTGCTCTGATAGGTGCGAAAACTAACTTCAATGTAGTTGACAGTATTTTTATAATTACATCGGCGGCAGAAACTTTCCCTTTGAATATATCAAAAGTTGATAACAAATTAAATATAACTTTTAAAAATCCGTAAAATTCTTTCACTGTATCTTTTACAACGTCTGTCAAGCTGCCTGATTGTTTTATCATATCGGTTACAAAAGTCAGAACACCTTTTGCATTTGCCGAAAATTTTAGAGTAAGGTTTGAGAACTCCGAAACCTGCGACATTACGGCTTTTATAACAGGTGATAATTGTTCACGTAAACTCAATGTAAGTGCAATAAGACTGCCTTTTGCTCTTGCAATTGCTTGAGCGGCGGTTTCTTGCTGTTTTGCGAAAGCTTTTGTAAGTGAAGAGTTTTCTCCGTAGTCTTCGTTTACGTTTTTTAAAATTTCTTGATAATCTTCAAGTCCTTTCCCTGATAATGAAATAACAGCCGTAAGACCTTCAACCGAGGGTATTGCTTTTGAAACAGCATCAGGGTTTTGCTCAATCATTTCATTTAGCTTCCCGAGTGTATATGTTAAACCTTTTGCTTTTATTTCCGCTGAACCTACAGGCACACCGTATTTTTTTAATACTTTGGCAGCTGCGGCACTCGGTTTTTGCAATGATGCAAAGGCAGCTTTCAGCATTGTGGTACTTTCTGCCGTACTTATTCCGTTTTTGGTAAGTTCTGCAAGAGTTGATAAAACTTCTTGATATGAGACACCAAGATTTGAAGCAAGCGGGGCTACTTTTCCTATATTTGCAGCAAGCTCGGCAACTGTGGTTTTACCTGCTTTTTGTGCCGAAAAGAACGCTGCTGAAACTTTTGATGCTTCTGATGCTTCAAGTTTCCATGCATTCATTACAGTGGTTAATCCGTCTGTGGCGGTTGACAGGTTTGTTACTCCGCCTACTGCGAGTATTGAAGCTTCATCGACAACATTAATAGCATCAGCCGCATCAACACCGGCACTGATAGTATCAAACAGTGCTTTGTTTGTGTCTTCAATTGCAAAGCCGTATCTTTTAATAATATCAATACTGCCTTCTTCGAGTAATGTTCCGTATTTTTCTACGTCGGCATCCGAAAGCAAGGTGAGTACGTTTGTAAAAGATTTTTCAAATGTATTAATTACATCTCCGATTTTACGGAATGCCATTATCAAACCTGTAATTATAGCGGTTACAGCCATTACAGCTCCTGCGAACTGGTTGAAAGCGTTTGAAGCTTTCATTCCGAAAGATTGTGATTTTGCTCCAGCTTTCCCTATTTCATTCGATAATTCTCTTACAGATTTTTTTTCTCTGTCCCAAACTCCTTTTAATTGTGCTAATTTTTTTTTCTTATTGATATATTCTTGTGTCCCGCGAACAGAGCTGTTGACTTCGCGATTAAGTTGAAGATATGCTGTACGTAAATCATTTATAGATGATTTCGAAAGATTTTTTAAGACAACGTTATAGTCATTCATTGACCTTTTTACCTGTTTTGTCTCTTTATTGACCAGTGTAAGTTCGCCTCTGAGGTTTTTTAGTTTTTTCCTGTCGAGAATTTCGGCTTTATTTACTTTTACTATTGCCTTACGCAGTTCTATTGCTTTTTGCTCAAGTTTTTTAAGCTGAATTCCTGCTTCTTGTCCGTTTACGTTTACTTTTGCTGTTCCCTTTACTTCACTGCCTGCCATAATTTTGCTATTGTTATGATAATAACAAGATTATATATATGTGTGCGGAAATTAAAGGACATGAAAAAAGCGTAGTTTTTTTACTACGCTTTTTTTACGGGAAAGTATTATTTAAAATTCTAATTATCAAATAAATCGAATTGAGCATTAACAATATTTTTATCCATTTCTTTGAGTTCTTTGCCTGTACGCATTACAGCTGCTTTTGCTTTCATAAGCTGCAAATAATCATCGTTCTCAATCAAGCGTTTTTCCATGTCTCTGTAAAGTTTTTGACTGTTTGTTTTTTCTTTCAAAATTTCACTGCGAAATAAGACATTTCCGGTAACTGTGTTGAAAAGCGTATCTTCTGCCCAGTTGCGAAATATTCGTGCATTTTCGCTTTTTATTAAAAAACCGAGTCGCATTACTCCTCGCAATGTCCAAAAAATATTAGGTGCACTTCCTGATTTGCCGTCAGGATTCCTGACGACAAAATGTTTGTTTTCGACAAATTCTTTTGAGTTTGTCGATTTGTGTTCGCGGACATTTTGCGGACTTACTTCATATCCTTTTGCAACTTGTTTTCCTGTAATTAAAAAAACATGAACAGGATGCGGATTCGCTAAGATTGTAAAATCGTCTGTAATTTGAACTAATTCTTTTTCCATTTTAGTGTAATTTAAAGGGTAAACAAATATTTTTTTAAGTAATTAATTATGCAAATATACTATTTATTATTTAAACAAAAAATAGTCGGCTTGTGTTTGCAACAAAAACACGAATAAAATTCGATATTCGTGTTTTTGTGTGCCTGAATTGATTATTTTTGCTCTACAATGGAAGTATCGTTTATTAAATCTTTGAACTCGTAAAGAGTTGTAAAAAAATTAATCTGTTCCCATTTATTATTAAGGGTATCCGGTTCTACAATTAAATTAAGATTTGCAAAACGAATAGTTTTTTCAATACTGTGAGCCATTGACGGCAGTCCGTCAAAATGCGAATTGCTCTCGAAAATTAGATTAAAAAAAGGGCGAACGTTTACGAAATGTCCTGTTTCGGGGTGTTGAACCAATACCGGTTTTTGTCTATTTTGCATGGTTTGCCTCCTCTTCTTTCAGCATTTTTATTAATACGGCTTCAGACATTCTGCCTTTTGCAAAACAGGCATGATAAAGAGTAACCGAATAAGGCAGCTTCCCGTATTCAGGGCAAATAATTGAAACAGGGTCTTCGTTTGTTTCAAAGGAGTGTTCAAATACTTCGGAAATAAAATCTTCGAGATTGTTACATGCTAAGGTTTTAGTTTCCGTTTTGTAAATAATTTGATATTGTTTAGTTTGCATGGTTTGCCTCCTCTTCTTTTGCTTCCAAATCGGTTATGAGTGCTGTGTTATCAATTTTCCAATCATCGAAAGATACTGCACGCACTTGGTTAAGGTCTTTTTTTGAAACTGAAAGCCTGTCTTTAGCTGTTTTGAACTGTTTTTGGATTATTTGATAATTGTCTAAACGGGCAGAAATTGCGTCTTGTTTTTGCTCAAGAAAACTACTGTGCTCGATGAAGTGGCGATACAGGGCGTTGTAACATTCAAGTTGATACTTGAGAACTGCCTCTGCTGCTTCCGGTTTTACTTTGCGGGCATCAATTGAAAATAACCAACCGAATACAAACTTGTATGGAATAGTTACCATTTCTCTGTCTTTTCCGTCGGCTCCAACTGTGACCATGATGGTCATAGTTGAACTTAAAATCGGATGTTCTTTTATTTTCCGGATTTGAACTTCATGTGAAACTCCGAGAGCTTCGCAAATTGGTTTTACGGCAATACGTTTTTCGCCGTCGTGGATTAGCACAATATCAACCTCGTTGATTCGTGCTACTGTTTTTGAATTTTTAATCATAACTCTTTTGACATTTATGTGATTAATAAAAAAAGCGTTGAGTTTGGCTGTCAAAAGAGTAGTTCGAGAACTAATACTTAACCAAAAACAACGCCCATATTTTTAGAAAAATATTGACTTGTTAAAAATAAAAAATCCGTAACATTTATAGTAGTACGGATAGTTACTACTCTTTTGACATTGCAAATATAATTCAAAAATATTAGAATCCAAATTTTTGCTCATATTTTAAATTATAAAGATTTAATTTTAACTTGAGCCTTCTCTGCAATTTTAAGTAATGTTTCAAAATCAGCAATATTCATAAAGACTGTTGATTTGCCATCATATTTTTCAAGTTTCAAGTAAGTTGACCATGCTGATTTTCTTTCACTGTAATAGCATCCAGCTTCAAAACCTGTTCTGCTTGTAAAAACAATTTCAGTATAAGTGTCAGGTTTTGTATTAAATACTGAAGTTTGCAAAATTTTGATAGACTTAATAAGCCCATCAATTTCATCAGAATCCAAAACACCTATTTTTGTACTTGAATATGAACCTCCGGTTGTATATTCAAATCGTAAACTACTGACAGAAGTCTTGTCCATTAAATTTGTCAACTTTTGAACTTCTACTTTAACAGTTTTTACTTTTCCAATGTCATAGCTTTTTCGTTCTATTAAAGTTCCTGCTTTTGAAGAGAAATCATCAGCTTTACTTAAAATCTTTTTTGTTCCTTGAGAATATGAACAAAAAACTAAAGTCGTAAAAACGACAAATAAAATTACTTTTTTCATAATGTTTAATTTTAGTTAAAAACATAAAACTATACAAAAAGCAAACCGGAGTTGTCTAAAAAAATAAGCCTGCAAAATATTGCGGGCTTTATGTGGAAATAAAGAAAGGTGTTATTTGTCTTGATAATGATATTTACAAGAAGTAATAATAATTTGTTTATCTTTTATTTCATAAATTAAACGGTCTTTATCATTAATTCTTCTCGACCATTGGTTGCTCAGATTATTTTTAAGATGCTCAGGTTTTCCGAGTCCTTCAAAGGGAGTTCTTGCAGTGTTTTCTATAAGTTTATTAATCTTTTTAAAAGTTTTTTTATTTTCTAACCAAGCAATATACTCTTTCCACGCTTTCGGTGTAAATGTAATTTGTTTCATTTATTCAAGTGTAATGGAATTTCATCGACAGAGTTGAATGAGATAAGCTCTCCGTTTTCGATTTGACTGATAGATTTTAACAGATGCGACCTGTTTGGTTCAGTAAGTAGTAATTCAGTTGTATCTTCGCCCGTGTCAATACAATCGGCTTGTATTTCTAATTCAAGTATTTTGTCTTCAATTAAATCAATATACTCATCTAAAAATTTATAAGCTTTTTGCATTTGAGCGTTATCAGTTTTGGTTTGTCGTTTTTTGAATGATTTAAGGAGTTCTAAAGCGGGGTTTATCCATTCTAATGTTTTTATTGCTTCTTCAGGCTCAAAATATCCTATGTCTGTATTGCTTAATGTTTTTATCGCCTTTTTAATTTTTTTTGTAAATAGTCTGACTGTCAACCAATGACGTATGAAAATAATTTCGGCATTAAAGTTAAGCAATTCACTTATTGTACTGAAAACTGAACGCTCTATATTGTAATTATATGTTAAGGCAAACATGATTAAATGTTTTAAGTGTTGTAATATAACGCAAAGATACAACAAATATTTGAGTTTTGTAAGACATGTAACAAAATGTTTTTGTTTTGATAAAAATTACACAGTAACATTCTCAGAAATAACAGTAACACCCTGTTTCTGATAGCTATCGGTAAGGAGTTCTACAAGCTTGCGAAATTCGGAATAAAAGGTGCGGTTAAAAACTTTATAGGCTCGGCGGTTTGAGCCTTTTACATTATCAAGTGTTACACCTTTGCCTACACCCATATCAAGCATGCGGAGATAATAATTAAAAGCAAAAGTAATCATACCTACATCTCCGTTTGCATCTTGTGAAACTGATATTTGAAAGCTGTTAAGGAGGTCCCCGGAATATATTAGATTTTTTGAAGCAACATTATATTCCCATTTTTCAACGGTAATTTGTGCCCATTTTTCGAGGTCAACTCGCTGAGATTCTTTTATATGCGTAAACTTTAAGGTAGCCATACGTCAGCATCAATCTCTGTGCATTCAGGTTCTGCAAATGTCATAAATGCTGCAAGTCCGTAATATTTGTCAGCTATCATACCCACCGGCACTATTTGTATATTGTTAAGCTCAAAAAAGTGAGGAACTTTTCTTATTTCAGGGTTCATATCAAGTCGCATTTTAGCAATTATTTGCTTAAATATTTCTTTCGTTTTGTCGCGTGCAGCTCCGATATTGCCGTCAAAAACTTTTTTAAGAATATAAATTACACCTGTGTTTTTATAAAATAAAGAATCATCGTTTGCCCCGGTAAGGAGACCTTCGCCGTTGAATTGCGAAATAAGTGCGATATTTTTTGCATATCGCAGCTTACTAAGGAAATCTGAATTATCAAACAAGATTTTTGAAGTAGAATACTCTCGGAAGAAAGCCGGTGCTTCTTCCGTATGTGCTATATCCTTATGTTTTTCGGCTATTTCAGTTTTGAAATATTCGTTTGCGTCCCAATTCATTTTGCAGCTTTTAGGTTTTTTACTTCATTTTGCAAGACTGCGAGTTCTTTTCCGAGCTTTATAATTTCGCCGTTTAGCCTGTCTAATCTTTTATTCCTGTCGTCAACTTCATCATCAATTCTACGTTCAATGCCGTTTACATTTCCTTTGAGTTCTCCGACAGTTGCATTTACATTTGTGAAATTCAATTGAAGTTTCATCATGTTTTCTTGCAATCCTGTCAGCTTTTTATCTAAATTAGTGAACAGTCGGCGGATAAAAAAAGTTACTACACCAAGTAAAAGAGGTGTTACGAATGATGTTAAAATCATTAATTTAACGGATTCTTCTTTCATAAATTTATTGTTTTTTTATTTGCTCGGCTTTTTTAATCATAGCGGTTAATCTAACGAAAGCTTCGTAAACGTTAGATTGTTTTATTTGATTGTTATTTGTAATATTTTCGTTGCTGAGCTGGTCAATAAGTTCAAAATAATGAAAATCGCTTACAACTGATTTTGTTTTCTTTGTGCGGAACAGTTCCGGAAACTTATTCGACATTAAATCTCGGCAGCCAAGATAAAACAACAAGATTGAGAACTTATATGCAGAAGGCATTTTTCTGACAAGTTTAAGATTATTGTCAAACATATCAGGATTAAAAATTCCTTTTTCTCTTACATAGAGAGAGCAAACAAGATTATTTAACTGTTCGTAAGCTCCTGATTCGGCAAAACGAGAGAAATAAGTTTCTGAATATCCGAAAAATTGTTCAAAAGTTAAGTCTAATAATCCGTCATCGGGACCGTGCAAAGAAACCTTCTTGCGATTTTCTTTTAAAATGATAACAGGCAGTAAATTAACTGTAAGTTCCTTTTTGTCGAAAAGAAAAGCTATTGTTTCTGCCATGTCTGATAGTGCCAATGCGGGTATATCGTAAAATTTACGTAATGGTACACAAGTAAACTTTTGCAATATCAAAGTTTCAACAACTTTACGGTCAAGCTTGCGGTGCATTAAAGCTGCAACAAAAAGCAATTGCTTTTTTGTCAGCTCATTCCATTTTTCAGGGTATTCGGTTTTATATTTCAGATATTCAAATGTGTTCATTACTCGAAACTTACAATATTAGCCGTTGGGCTTAAAATGTCAAGGGTGTAACCTTCGCCTTGCCATGTAGCCAACACAGTTCCAAAATCTGTAACTTCGCCTGTGCCGCCGTCAACGGTTGCGTCAAGCAATATGTAATGTGTGCGTAAATTGCCGTCTGTAATAGTTGCTTTAGTAAGGTGGTCGATAATATATTGAGGCCAGTCAACATCCGGCACAACTATATTGTTTATTTTGAGTTGTTTTTTTACTTCAAGCTCTAAAGCTTCATCGAAAAGCAGAATTGCTTTTGCTTTTTCGGTATCGTAAAAATGTTGTACAATAGTTTGAACCGTAGCTGTTCCTGTTTGAGTTATTTCTGATAAAAAAGCCATATTTGCAAATTATTTTATTTATACAAATATGGCTTATGTGTGATTTTAATTAAAGGACAAAAGGGTTTGCAGTTATTCGATATGCTTAATACTTCTCGGGTCAAAAAAGAAAGTTGCATCGGGTGATGTTACATAAGCTTCTTTTTGTGCAGTAAACCTAATCCTGTAAATTCCTTTATATCCGTTTCCTGCAAGTTTAGCAAAAGCATCAAACATTACATTAGTATGTATTTTTATTTCTTTTAATTCAAAGTGCATAGGTTTAGGTATTCTAATATGCGAACTGTTCGGGTGTTTTTCTCGCCAATTTAATCCGGACATATTCCAAAGCTTTAATTTACTTCCTTTGATAAGTGTTTTTAATAATTTTAAAGCATCAATTTTTGTCCGTTGTTGTAATTTTGTATCGTCTGAACCTGTATATTTTATCATAATTGCAAATATATAAAAATTAACCCATTACAAAAAATCCGTTTTCCTCGTCATTTATTTCGGTTGTCAATTCGGTTGTGTCAGTATAACAATCAGAAAGTTTGTAATCAGGATATTTGTCGGCATTTGTGTTAAGATAATTCATTAATTGTTCTAAATATCGCTTACCTTCAAGCTTATAATTATCGTTGTTTTTTGAATTATCTAAAGCAAGATAACAAAGTGCAGGGCGGATATATGAATTAAGAATTAATTGATTGTCGTTTGAAATATTTCCTGTTTTTATTTCAGATTTTAATTGATTAAAAAAACGTGAACAAATAGCTGCTTTAATTTCAGCCTGCTCAATTATGTGAATGTTTTGTTTGAGTTTTAAAAACTCGATGCGAGAAATTTCAAGAAAAACAGAATCGTTGATTTCTTTAGCATTGTTTACAAAGAACTGTTTTTGAAAAGAATAAGCTTTTGAAGTTTTCCATAGAGGATACGCTTCAACATTATCTTCCAAAAACTCGATAAGGATTTCAAGGGCATCATTCCCGGCTGAATTAACTGATTCTCGGAATTCATCAATTCTCCACTTGCTTGCAGGTTCAAGATTATTTCCGACAGTAACGGTAAAACCTGTTTCGCCGACATTTACATTCAGTTTAGCTATTGCTAAACTGTATGCAAAATTAGCAAGCGGCAAGCGTACTTCAGTTAATAAATCTTTTAGAGCTTCATCATCATTGTTTTGATGTACAACTTCTAATAATTTTTTATGTAAAGCTTTGCCGATGATGTCGGTTGTGAATTTTTCGGCTTGCTTTACGTAAGGTGCTATTGTGCGAAAATTTGAAGAAATATCTATCGTAATATATTCTTGTATTTCTTCAATTGTTGTAAAAAGTGCTTTCATTTTTAAACATTAATTTGTTGAACTTCTTTGCCTTGATCAAGTGTTGTAAGTATAATATCAGGAATTGAAAATTTTATTTCAGAGGGCCATCGGTTAATTTTTTTTACGGCATATAACGGACGGAGTAAACGACTTCTTAATCTCGCCTGTAATGATTGTGAAATTCGTAACAATTCACGCTTGTCTGTTCCCGAAAGATTTGAAGAAGTCTTTCCGGGAATAATTCCTATCATACTCGGGTGAACACCCATTGCAATGAAGGTCATTGCAGAAGCTTCGTGCGAGTCTTCAATAAATTCGCCGCCTATTTTTTTATCAACAACAGTAATCGTTATTTCAGGAACTTCTTCCTCCGCTCCGTTTTTTCCGTGTATTTTTCGTTTGTAGGTAATTAATGTGCTGCCTGCTTTTTCTTCGCCTTTCAGGAATTTACTAATATCAGCATATTCTTTTTTCATACGCTTCTTACCCTCTTTTTTTGTCTTGATACCTTCTTCTTTAAAGATACGAGGAAAATAATCAGGACTTATTTCAACATGAAATGCAATATTCAGAGAATTTGTCATTAATGCTTTTTTGTAAACAGGGATTTTGTTGGCAAATTCAAGCCAACCGCTTTCGATAATAGAATAATAATAAGGTTTAGGGTAATATTTTCGTCCCGGAGACGGTAAACGAACAGGTATTATATATCTGTATTTTTTATCGTCCTTTTTCTTGGCTCCCGGTACTTCTGTTCGTCCTATTCTATGTTCAATAGCCGTAGTCAAATTTTTTTCCCAGATAACAGGAGTTAATTCAAATTCATCTTCTTTAGGCTTAGGCCATTTAGATGAATAAAAATGATTTTCGACTAATCCTGTTTTCGGATTGGCAGATTCCCAACGACTGAAAGTAGCTTCTTTAGCAGACATTTCAACTATTTTTCTTTTTTCGGGTGTGTCCCTGTTTAAAATAATTTCGACAAAACCGTTATAAAACCATTGTATATCAGTAATAAGCTCACTGTACATGCCGTCTATATCATTGTCTTCAAAAAAACCGGCGATTTCTTTGTATTTGCCTGCTTCCTCTTCGCTTGTCAATTCTCTGAACTCACCTTCTTCAATTAATCCGGGTTTGACACCGCTGCCGTAAGCAACATCAATTTTAAATTCTAAACAACGTGAACCTACAGGATTAGCACCAATTAAATTTTCTATTATAACCGGCAAATCATTGTCGGCACCCCATGGAACTGCCCCTCTGTTTTCTTTTTTTGTTTGGAGTTTTATAGGTTTTAAATCTTCATCAAAAATGTTTTTTGATGAAAATGTTACGGCAGCAGCTACACCGGGCAAATATGCCGTAGCTCCTGATATTAATATTAAACCGTCATCAGTTTTTTGAATATCCATTATAGAAAAATTTCGTGTCCGTCAAATTCTATAAGCAAAACATAATAACACCAACGCATTTGGTTACTGTCGAGCGATTTTAAGTTCATTTTTCTTCTTTCGTAATTTGAACTTGTAACAACTGCATTGTTCATTTCAACAATATAGCCGCCTTTACGTTTGTTTTTTGCCGTTCCTTTGGTTACAAACTTAAAATCATGCGGTTTGTTATTTTGTGCTAATGCTATTGCTTTGCTTATGTGTAACATACTGTAAAAGTAGCGTATGTTTAAGCACTTTTGAAGGACAAAAAAAAACTTGGCAGAATTTACCAAGTTTTTTTTTGACAAGTTTGTTTTTGACAAAAATCTAATTTTCCTTTTCAAAATCAGCATCTTTAAACAAATCTCCCTGCATATCATCTGCCTGCCACTCTTCAAAAGAATAATGAGTTATATCTTTCAATTTTTTTCTTCCGTCTGCAAGTGCGTTTTTAGCATCATTAAAATTCTTCCTGATATCGTCAAGTTTCTCTTGCTGTTTTTCCATTGCTGTTTGTTTTTCCTGAAGGAATTTACTTTGTGAAGTAAAATGATCATACAAGGCTTTATAACATTCAATACGATATTTACTGACAGACTCCTTTGCTTCTTCTTTTACGTTTTTTGGGTTAATTGTAAACAACCAACCAAAGACGTACATGTACGGTATTGTTGTCATTTTATACTCTTTTCCGTCTCGTCCAGTTACGGTGCTGAGCACCGCAACTGATTTTAGAATTTCATCATTATTTATTTTCTGTCTTTGAGAACTTTCATTAATTCCGAGAATCTCACAAATAGGTTTTATCGGCACATACTTTTCGCCGTTTTTTATCATCATTGTAATAGATACTTCATTAATTTTTGCTACTGTTTTTAAATTTTTAGATTTCATAATATTGATTTTTTAAAGTGAATAATTATGCAAATATACTATTTATTATTTAAACAAAAAATAGTCGGCTTATGTTTGCGACAAAAACACGAATAAAACTGAATATTCGTGTTTTTGTGTGCTGTAATTGATTATTTTCGCTCTATAATAGAAGTCTCGTTTATTAAATCTTTGAATTCGTACAGAGTTGTAAAGAAATTAATCTGTTCCCATTTACTTTCAAGAGTATCCGGTTCTACTATTAAATTAAGATTTGCAAAACGGATAGTTTTTTCAATACTGTAAGCCATTGACGGCAGTCCGTCAAGATGCGAGTTGCTCTCAAAAATTAAATTAAAAAAAGGGCGAACGTTTACGAAGTGTCCTGTTTCGGGGTGTTGAACCAATACCGGTTTTTGTTTAGTTTTCATGGTTTGCCTCCTTTTCTTTAAGCATTTTTATTAATACGGCTTCTGATATTCTGCCTTTTGCAAAACAGGCATGATAAAGAGTAACAGAATAAGGCAACTTACCGTATTCCGGACAAATAATTGAAACAGGGTCTTCGTCTCTTTCAAAGGAGTTTTCAAATACTTCGGAAATAAAATTTTCGAGATTCTTACAGACTAAGGTTTTAGTCTCCGTTGGGTAAACAATTTGATATTGTTTACGTTCTTTTTTCGTTTGTTGTAGCATTTTAATAAAAATTAGGAATTAATAAAAAAGAGAGGGGGTCGCTACAACAAACGATTTATTTACCAAAGGTAAGAAATCTCCCCTCTCAATATTTTGATTTTCTTATTTTTCTATAAATTAATTTTTAGTAAATATTACGTTTATTGTAGCACTGCAAATATACGACAAAAAAAATAAGCCTGCAAAATATTTTCATATAATTAAAAAGAAAAATACCATAAACTACTGAAATAATGGAGCTTAAAAACAAGAGGGTGCGGGGTGTCTCCTGCGTATCTGTCAGAAGAC